AGAGCATCCTGGTCTCCCGGCCCTACTGGCGGGTTTCCTCCAACTCGTGTTCGAGTCTGACTCTGGACGGTTGCTTGATGAACCGTCGCCAGATGCCATCCAGGCCATTCGTCAGGTTACCCTGATGTGGGCCAAGATCTCGGCTGATACAACCGAAGATCGAAGGATGTTCACCTTGCGGCAGTTCCTCAAGTGTGAGCAGGAAGTGCGCCAGGCGGATGCTAACCGTACTGACCTTGACCTAGTCAGGTTCAAACGGATAGCTACGCTGCTTTGGGCTGATGTGTTGCAACCCGTAGATGAAGATATCTTCTACGGGCGCATCGTTCCAAAGCACGGCCCCGGAACTACGGCTGAGGGTATCGTGGGAAACCACAAATACAATCAGACGGAGTGGACGGAGCGGCTGGAGAGGGTGTTTCCCATGTTGGATCACCTCTTCCCGTCATCCAGCTACTATAAGCAGCTGGACCAGGTGCACCTCCTCGAACCTGGTGCGGAGAGACCCGTAAGGGTCATCACCGTGCCTAAGACGCTCAAATCGCCACGAGTTATTGCTATCGAGCCCCTTGCTATGCAGTATGCACAGCAAGGTATACTCGAAGCTCTCGTTGGCCAGTTGGAGGGGCCTAACAACCCCCTTCGCTGGCTGATCGGCTTTCAAGACCAAACTCCTAATCGGAGGATGGCCGAGGAAGGCTCCCTTTATGGGGAGCTGGCAACGCTGGATCTCAGCGAAGCTTCCGATCGCGTTTCGAATCAGCTCGTACGAGAGATGGTTACTCACTGGCCAAATGTTGCATTGGCCCTTGATGCTACCCGCTCTCGGAAGGCTGATGTGCTTGGCAAGACTTATCGTCTTGCCAAGTTCGCGTCTATGGGTTCGGCCCTTTGCTTTCCCGTGGAAGCGATGGTCTTCGCAACCATCATCTTCTGCGCGATCGAAAAAGGGCTCAACCGCCAGTTGACGAAGAAGGACATTAAGTCCTTTCATCGTCGGGTGCGCGTCTATGGGGATGATATCGTTGTCCCCACAGATTTCGCCGATCTGGTCGCTTCTGAGCTCGAAGTTTTTGGACTTCGAGTCAATAGAGGCAAGTCTTTCTGGACTGGTAAGTTCAGAGAGTCTTGCGGACGGGAATATTATGACGGACACGACGTATCCATCGTTCGTGTTCGTAGTCTATTCCCTTCTCGACCAGAGGACGCTCACGAGCTAATCAGCACAGTCTCTCTTCGTAACCAGATGTACTTCGCTGGTTATTGGAGAGTCTGTGCACTGCTTGACAAATGGATAACGGACCTGATACCGTTTCCACATGTTGGGCAGGATAGCCCGGTGATAGGCAGACATTCCGTACTGGTCCCGTATGAGACTCAGCGGATATGTCCCAGGACTCACGGCCCTCTTGTCAAGGGTCGTGTCGTCTCGGCTGAGATTCCTCCAAGTTACTTGGAGGATCACGGTGCACTACTCAAGTACTTCCTCAAGAGGGGTGATGAGCCCTTCGTTGATGTGAAGCACTTGGAGCGTTCCGGACGTCCTCGTTCCGTCCGCACCAAGACGAGGTGGGCACGACCGTACTAAGTACGGTCGTGAGGGAGCTGCCAAGCCACCGTGAGGAGGACTTGCAGAAGCCCTTCCTCAGGCAG